GTTCTGAATTTCGTCAATCTGCACTAAACGGTCCAGATACCACTGGGCCTTTTTTAGTGAAGTTGTTCCGCCTTTGATGCGTTCACGCCAAAGATATTTGACGCAATTGCCTTTCAGGTAACCACGGTACTCCTCTGGAGTCAACTGAGCTTCAATGGCTTCAATACACTCAATCACACCATCGGTATAGTGCGACGGATGATTGACCTCATCTTCCTGGATCACAGGAGGACCATCAAACGTAAAGACAGGATTCTCTAAAGGTTTGGTGGCCCAGGGCACTGGGCACACACCATCCTTACATTCACCGAATGAAAGTACGTCAGGAGCTTCAGTACTTACCGGCGCAAACCAAGTCTTTTCGCTGACAGCATCTTCTCCTTCTCGTCCGGCTCTTCCAGTTCCAAAACTAAAGAGCGGGGCTTCGGTGATGCTCCCATTGCTAGTCCCTCCTCCATTGAGGGAATCAATCCCGTTACTCCGGGACGCTTCATCCCCTCCAAGAATAACGGATTCCTTTCCAGACCTTGTTCGCATGCAACTAAACCTCTGTTGTACATGTCATACAAGGGTACATCATTTTCTTCGTTATCGAGAGGTTGACCGAAGTCACCTTCATCAAGACAACGACACATAACCTCGTCTTGTACAAACGCATCGAGGAAGGCGGCCGCGTTATGCATTGTATTTAAGCTTTTGATTCACTCCTTTTACAATGATACTATGGCAAGATTCTATAACCCACGAGAAGGAGAGGAACGTCGTCCAGTTGAGATTGGATACGACCCCACTTCCGATGCTGGTACATCAGGCGCAGAAGTTTCAGACCTACGGCCAGAGCAAGCGTATGACACTGATTTGCGTCGCTTGCCGCAAGATGAACGCTTCCAAGCAGAGTCGTTAAACGATAATCAAGGACGTGTTGCCAAATTTATGCGGGCAGCAAAGTCCGCTGGTGCGTACAAGCTGCGTGCTGGTATTGATGAGCCAATGATTCGTGGCAGAACCCCCAGGGTTCCGGCTTCGATTCAAGGTGTGGCGCTACCAACGACCGGTGATTCGGGTGGACGATCCGGCGCTGTTGGGTACGCAGATAAGCCCAAGCCAAGGTCTGGTCGGGCTTACAACTGGCTCGATGCGTTCTCTTGATCAGACTTGAGAAAAAACGACACGATCTGGTTGGTCTTGATACTTACCCTTGCGATCTTGGTAAGTTACATGACAGGGGTTGCCCCGATAGAAAAGCAACTGTGTGATGCCTTCGTTAGCATAAATGCGATTGAAGAGGCCAGTGCAGTTACTGATTTCAAGTGTTAGGTAACCTTCCCACCCACTTTCAGCGGGGGTGATGTTCACCAGGATGCCAGAGCGTGCATAGGTGGATTTACCGACAGCAACGACGGTCACATCACGGGGAAGCTTGAGACGCTCCTGGGCCACACCAAGACAGTATCCGTATGGAGGCAACAGGAAGTATTGACCGCGCTCATCTTCCAAAAGCTCGGAAGGTTTCAGGATCTCAGGATCAAAGTTCTTTGGATCGCAATCACCTTCTGAAATGCGACCAAAGATGAGACACTGCTCAGGGGAAAGACGGATGTCATATCCATAAGAGCTCAAGCCATAACTGAGAAGCTTGCGACCATCTTCCTTGCTGACCAGATGGTCAACAAAGGGAGCAATCATTTCTTCTTCTTCTGCAAGCTGCTTGATTTCCCAATCGGCCAGAACGCTCATGGACCCTGTCATTCGATTTTTAGTATACAGAAATCACGAGAGAATATGCCCGCGTTCCGAATAAACATCAATGAAACGTTCGACTGCCACATCAGATGAATCTGTGGGCGGAAGATAGACAACTAGAGAAGTGCACGTCCGATGCGGCTTAATTCCTTGACTGTTATGACGCAACAGGCTAGGAGCAACCCTCAGGATGCATAAAGGAAAACTAAAAATCTTGGGCTCATACCGTATCATGTCCGGACAATTGGTAAAGTAAATGGCTTGCTTGATTTCCTTCGCAAGCCAAGACCGATACAGCTTTCTGAACCAGACGGCGTGAGAGGACGTAAGTGATGGAGAGGATGCCCGTGTCATCTTCCATCGTTCGTTCTTAATGTCCCAGAAGTATGCTCCCGCTGGTGGGAACAAATAAACATTCCCGTACCACTGCTGTCCGTTCAACCCATCGTCCGATGGTGTAAAGAAAGCAGGGGCCTGGACGTATTCATTGGCAACCTTGCTGCTGGCAACATCGAGTTCGATGCCACCCATCACTTCGTTGGCAGCAACGATCAGATCTGAGTTAGTAATCAACTCAGCATCTTCTGATCTTGATTTAACACCACGGACCCCAGCTTCTTTCATTTCTCCGATGTTTTGTTGTAATCAATCTCGCAATAGCGGATGCCATCTTTGTCATTAATGACGTAACCGGCTTTTTCCGTTGGATCAATCTTCTGTGCAGCCGAGAGGATGCGACGGAAAGTCTCTGCCATGTCGCCATCGTTGCTCCGTTCACAATCTTCTTGGGCCGAGTGAATTTCTTTGAGAGTCCAGAAGAACATAGAACGCTCCTTGTTTTCTGGTTGGAAGACCATCACTCCAGGTCCTTCCAGTTCCCACATCTTGCAATACTGTTGTCCCATGTCACCAAGGATGAGCTTGATGGTGGCATCCAGCATCCGTGCCTTGGTTTGGTCCAGCTCTGGACCAATGACAGAAGCAATTAACTTTTCACGCCTGCTTACCATTTTCAATCAGTCCTTGACGATGTAGGGATTCTAGAAGCTTTTCGGTCGGTTGATACAAGACAACAAGTTTGCCAAGGACGCCACGTTTTTTGACAAGTTTGCCGTTCTCGTCACGAACCTTGTCAAATTCACCGGAACGAATGAGGTACTCAGCAACGCAACGCAACCTTCTTTTGAGCGGCAACTCGGCTTGCGGAAACTTGCCGCAGATCGTATCAGGTGCTAGATCCTGGAACGCAAGACGCAATCGATTGGCAAGGGTCATGCCAGAGTTGGCGTCTTCTTCTTCATAGTTTTTCAGGTTCTCCAGGTACCGCCTGAGGCATCCGTCGTCGAATGACCCCTCTGGTGGCATGAACATTTCGACTTGCCGGATGAGAGATTCCGGAAGGAGTTGCTCGTGATTCTCAATGGTTACGGAGGAGATATCAACTCCACGGAATCGATGGGCCATTATTCAAGAAAGCCCCTGTCTGTCTTGTACATCTTGGTTGCACTGTCGCCTTTACCTCTTAGATCTCCTGATTCCAGGTCCCTGTTCTTGGAGAAGGATTGCACCAGTTGGTTCCAAGGCACGCGAAGGACAGCTTTACGGTTGGGATCAGGAGAGACATTGACGAAATGGATGCCTTCTGTCCATCCTTTATTTGGATCACGCCGACCGATGGCAATCCAATTACGGATGGTCTGATCGGAGACTCCCAATCGTTTTCCGCATTCTTCTGTCGAGATGTACTCATCGGCATAAGCCTCTGGATTCAACACATCAATTTCACCGGTTGAATAACGGCTGTGCCACATGGAACTAAGGACGTTCTTGATTCCTTTTAGTTCAAACGCAATATCTTCCAGGCTTTTGCGCAGACCGTATTTCATAGCGGCAAACATTTTGGTTAGATGCTAGTGTATGGGCAAATCTTTTGCACCACGATGGAAGAACAAATTCCTTCCAGTACTCCTACTCAGTCGGCTGAAAAGCCTCAAATGCCGCCTGCACTTCAGGGAATTACTCCTGAGATGCTGGAAGCCATGAAGGCTCGTGCACGGGAAGAAGCCGTTCGGATGACGATTCTGCAGCAGCAAAAGCAAGTGGCTCCTCCAGAGGAAGTCCCCGTGGCACCACGTCCGTCGATTCCCGTATTTCAGCCGCCACAACCGCAAGTTGTTTATGTGCGCCGCAACCTAACCGTTGCCGAACTCATTGTTGTCTTTGCGATTGCTTGCGGCCTAGTCACAGGTGTTCAGGCAGCCTGGAACTTTACGACTAACCACTTACCGCGCATTGAAATCAAGGCTCGTTAAGTGGGTAGACACACTGCGACTATAATTCATTTTATGGGGTTTTTGTGATTTAATAGGTGGCCAACAGGCGTATATCCGAGCTACAAGAACTTGCCGGCATCCAGTTAGCGGATGGAGATCTGCTGACAGTTGTGGATGTCGGTGAGGTCGACCCTGCGATTAAGAATAAGAAGCTAACAATATCTGGCACCAAGGCATACCTTAATATCTATTACTTACCGCGCACTGGCGGCACTGTCAGTGGTTCGGTTCTTATTGAAGACAACCTGACGGTTCAAGACCAGGCCACGATCTCTGGTCTGAATGTTAGCAATACAACAAATATCGGAACCCTTTACGTTTCTGGTACAACAAACGTTACCGGTACGTTCAGTGGTACGACCATTACCGGTACCAACGTCAACGCAACAAACGTAACTGCAAACACATTAAGTACTAATAGTTTTTCTGTGACCACCCTGACGGGTGTATCCGGTACTTTTACAACGATTGTTTCTGGTGCCACCGTTACTGGTAATACAGGTAACTTTGGAAACCTGGCTGCGGTTTCTGGTGTATTCAGTAACTACCTAAGAGGTGGTACTGTTACCGGCGACTTTGGTGCCTTTGGTACTGCAACCGGTATCACCGGTATTTATACGACGTTACTGTCCGGAGCCACGGTTACTGGTACGACAGCTAACTTCACGACGGGTAACTTCCAGGTCCTGAACGCTGGATCTCACATCATCACTGGTAACTCGACCATCAGTGGTGATCTGATTGTTCGTGGTTCTGGTTTCTTTAGTTCTGGTGTACAAATCACTGGTACTGTCAGTGGTACCACCATCACTGGTACCAACGCACAGTTCACAAACGTCACTGGCGTTAATATCATCGGCACGACCCAAGTCTCTGGTGCGACTATCACTGGTGGCCTTGGTCAATTCGGAACACTAACTGGTAACTCTGCAGGGTTTACAACGGTTACTGGCACTACCGTCACAGGTAATACCGGTAATTTCACAACGCTAAATGCAATTACTGCATTCTTTACAACTGGCATTGTTCGAGAGAACATTACAGTCACTGGTACCGCTACGGTCAACAGCGATCTTTTAGTCCGTGGTTCAGGACTCTTTAGTTCTGGTATTAACGTCACGGGTCGTGTTAGTGGCATCACCATCACCGGTGCAGGTGGTGGTTTTACAACTCTTACGGGTACTACTGTTACCGGCTCTGTTGCCAACTTTGTTAGTGGCGTTTTTACGACCCAGGTTTCTGGTCTAAATGTAACCGGTGAATACGGACGTTTCCTGAGCTTAGAAGGGAGCGTTATTACTGGCGGTACCGTCATTGGTACGACCACTGTTTCTGGTATTTCCATCCAGGGCAACAATGGTTTCTTTGGTACCGTCACCGGAAACACTGCTGGTTTCACAACTGTCACCGGAACAACCATTACCGGTACTACTGCCAACTTTGTTAGCGGCGTCTTTACAACCCAGGTTTCTGGTCAGACTGTTACTGGTGGAACAGCACGTTTCACAAGCGGTATCTTTGGCACCCTTGTTGCTGCTTCTCATACCGTCACTGGTGATCTTGTTGTCTCCGGCAACCTACGAGTCGAAGGCTCTGGTTACTTCAGCTCTGGTGTTCAAATAACTG